ACAAGTGATTGGTATAGAACCATCACTGCGCCGAATACATCTAATCTTTTTAATGTCTGGTCATTCTTCATTAGCTGCGAAGGATTGAATGCGCTTATCAATTGTCCTTGCGGATTGTTTTTATAATATGTCGCTCCGAACACCGTGTCGCAATACATTCTCCACCATCCAAATTCAAGTTTGTATAACCATTCTTGACTTGAAACATGAAAGTATGTATCCCAATTAACATTGAGAGCCGAAGCTCTGCGCTCTGCCGCAGGATCGTAGAAGATGATATCATCCACGGTTGCGTTTGAGATTCTTTGATATGGTACACTCACCTTAAACTCCTTGAAGTAGTTTTCGCTTTGCAACTGCCAGGGCATTACTGGCTACTCTTTTTGCTATGCGTTCAGGTGATTGTTTCACACCAATTAATGTTTGGGATCTTTTTGCGATATGTTCTGGTGATTGTTTCATACCACGAGAAGATGTACCACTTTTGAATTTCATTTCATCAGTGTGCTTTCTTCCTGTATTAGCTTCAATTCCGTTTAAACGGTTTGTTTGAATATATACATTGGATATTTCATAACCACCTACATCACCAAATCTACTCATACAATATTTGTCAGCGCCGTGACCGCGTTGATCCCATTTACCTGACGCTAACCATATGGTCGCCCATTGATTAAAAGTCAATATAAATGGTACATTGCGGCGCTTAGCGCCTGCTTTATGTACTTGATATTTTTGTAACATATCGGACATTAGTGTGTTCCTGGGCTACTAAATTTAGTCTTGAACAATATTGATAGCACCACCACGACGCATGTCACCAACGCCAGAACCCATATAGGCCAAGCCAGTTAACCATTGTTGTAAACCACCTGGCTTCTCACCAGTTTTGATTTGTAGACCTTCTTTAAGAACAGTGAAGATCGCAGCGTCACCGAAGTAAGCACCAACGATAACTGGAACTGTAGGAACAGCAGCGACAGTGCGTGAAGCACTTGCCAAGAAAGTAGTGAACATAACAGTACAACCGTATACATTTTCAATCTTACCGCTTGATAGCAATTCATTACCAAGAGCGGAAAGATTAGAACCACCTGATTGAGAAACAGCACCACCGGTCAATTCAGCCAATAAACGAGTCAATGAAGAACCAGATCCACCGGCTGCGCCAGCAACTGCTTCACCAACATAACCATTGGAGTCAAGAACGATCATTGGGTTACCAGGCATACGAGCTACTTTGAACGCTTGCTTGACATTACGAACTGTTTCAAGAACTGAGTTAGAAGTAAATCCAACAGTAGCAGTTCCACCGGTTTGTCCAGCAGCCAACAATTCCATAGCGCCCAACTGTGTAGGACGAACGAATCCGTCAGCAGAAGTAGCGTAGTTAGTGTTACCAGGAGTTGCTTTAAAGCTCAAGAAACCTGCGCAAACACGCTGGTCAACTTTTTCAGCGAACGACTCGCCAAGCTCAGCACCTAAAGTAGCTGCCAATTGGAACGATGTGGTCCATGCGTAGAACACGTCAAACGCTGTAGCAGCAACTGCTGGTGTAGCGATGATAGAACCTTGAGCAAGAGCTGGATTCTGTTCATTAGCATTACCGAAACCAGTAGAACCACCAGTTAAAGCTGGATTGTAATCCTGATATGTGATAGGAGCAAAGTTAGGAATTAAGAATTCGTTACCTTGAGTTGGGGTTACCACGTTAGTCAAATTAACTAGACCCATTGATTCGTGCATTGCACGCAAAGCGAAATTGGAGATAGCAGTCGTGAAACCGTCTCCTTCATTGTTATTACCACCGAGTACGTATGCCATAATATATTTTCCTTAATATTAATTTTCGTGAATGACAGCAGAACCAATTCCCACTGTCATAATGTTATCTTACAATAACTTTCTAGTTGAAGTTGAAGACGTTGCTGAAACAGTAAGACCCTTCAATCCAATATTCTTACCTAGGCCATTTTTAGTTGCCCACGCATTGAATGCTGCTGGATCACGCGAGTAATCCGGAATTGAATCGCTTTCCACTCCTGCGAAGTTTCCACCTTGACCTGGACGAAGTCCAGAGCCACCTTGATTTGATTGTTTCAATAGCTTGGGATTACCACGAGCCACTTCATCAACTAAACCTTGAAGGCTTAATGGCTGACCATCTTGGGAGTAGCGTTCTTGACCTTTAGAGTTTACAATTGCGTATGTACCATCATCATTCCATTGGATTGAAGACTTTACTTTACTCATTGCGTAATCAGTAAGATCAGTGTCGAACTTGCTACCCATTACTGAGCGGATATCACCATCTAATTCTTTTTCTTGAAGAACTTTTTCTTGCCTTGCGAGTTTTGATTGCAATGCTTGAAATTGATCTTGAAGATCGTTAGCTGGTCTACCTGCTTTTTGAGTTGGAGCTGCCATTGGCTGTGCGTTGCCACCGGATTGTTGAGCACTTGTTCTAGCCACATATGCTATTGCCGCTTCCACGCTATCGAATTGTTGTCCACTTGCCGCACTAAGTGCGTTTAGGATTCCAGATGTTTGCGATTTGCGAATAGCACCAGGATTAACTGATTGCTCATTTGCCTGATTAGAACTTGCGTTCTCTTGTCCTGCGTCAAGGGCTTCAACGTTGCCACCGATATTTGATTGATCCATTAAGTATTTTCTTATTGTAACGTAATAAACGAGTTTGTAAAGTTATTTATGCTAGGCAAAAAGATTTGAGTATTATAATACTTCTTTTGATGTTCTTCTTTTTGCCCTGCTGATTAGTGTTACACTTTCAAGATTCTAATAGCGAGTTAGCCGTCTTGAGGTAGTAACCAACCTACATCACCGTAATTAAACGGGCCCTAAGGAGATGATCTTTTTTGAATAGTGGCTTTATAAGTCGCTACTCTTTTAGCAATAGTCTCAGGACTATTCCTATTACCACGCTGAGCTGTGGCCCATGAGTCTTTTATATTTTGAGTATTAGTTTGAATGAATACATTACCTACTTTGTATGGGCCCATATCGTCTACGCGACTCATTACATATTGGCCTTTACATTTTCCGCGTTCATCCCAGTGGCCCGATTTCTCCCATATGTCCCACCATTCTTTAAATGATAGTTCAAATCCTGGTACTAACATGCTACGATTCCTATGCTGTTTAAACTTATTGTATATAATTGTCATGTTTGGTTTGAGTTCCACGCTTCAATTCTTTTCTTTGATATTTCTATATATGCCGCATCTAATTCACATCCTATATAAGTGTGTCCTAATTCCACTGCTGCGCATCCCGTTGATCCTGAACCATTGAACGGATCTAATACTGTTCCACCACGTGGCGTCACTAGCTTGATAAGATACTTCATGAGTTCAATGGGCTTAACAGTGGGATGAATGTTTTCTAGACTGCCTTCCATGTGTCGTTCTTTACGATTAACTTTAGGGCAATAGAAGAACTTTTGATAGTCTGGGATATCACCTATTACATTAGATGGAAAACGACCCTTATCATTAATAGTATTTTCTCCTTGCCACTTATCAGGTTCTGATTGATTGAATTCTAATCTATTCATACCATTAGCGGGATATACTAATGTCTCCGATTCAATGCGCGTAGCATTAATGTTAATTGCTCCAGTGCCCCATTGCTGACAGTTTGCGGCGATAGTATTACCTTTACTAACAGGTTTACGGGCCATGGCAATTGGTTCGTGTGCCGGCTTTAATGCTGTGCCCCAACCTGCCCAAGACTTGCCATCTTCGGTTTGTGGTGTATATTTTAATCCACATTCAGTATCAACACATATAGATTTGTGTGTGTCATCTTTACCACACTTACCACAAGGACGGCCTCCAATTGGATTAGAGCCATATGCTAAATTATGGCCTTTCTTTTTACTGCCAGTGTAGTTGGGATCTGCTTTGCCAGCAGCCTTGTCAATCTGCTTACCAACATCCTGCGACTTAGGAAAGCCACTGCTATAAATCCACATAATCTGATCGCGGATTTCAAAGCCTGCTTGCTCTAATGTAATAGCAAGGTGATGATAGGTTCGGGCTGCACTAAAAGCTAAGATGTGTCCGCCTGGCTTTAATACTCGTAAGCACTCTTTATAAGTGTCGATGCTGCCTGTATTAGCATCCCAAGATTTACCAAGAAAGCCAATGCCATATGGTGGGTCAGTAATGATGGCGTCAATTGAATTATCCGGAATAGTTTTAAGGGTTTCGCGGTTATCGCCCTGAAGTAATGTATAGTTCATTTGTTAAGTGGTTAAAAGACGGTATTGCTACCGTCTATATTATTTAATGTTATCTACCTACGTTCAGATTATTCAACTGAGCGGCGATAGCATCTTGTGTGTAATATGATTGTCCCATATTCTGTATAGGAGTACCTGCTCCACCAACTGCTGCTGATTGTACTGCTGTTGTTCCATCTGGATTAACATCTTTACCTTCTTCTTCAGCGTCAGGATCAACTGGTATCATAGAACCTATATCATTAGTAGTTGCTTCTTCTAGTTCAACGACCATTAGCTGCTTAGCAACTGGATCAACGATAGTACTAATGTAAGCATCAGCGTATTCAGCCTGCTCATTAGATGGAGCCAACATATTAATAATCTCTTTAGTGATAAGTGATTCAATGATAGCATTGTCTGGCACTAAATTCTTGGCTGTGGTCATTAAAGCAATACGATAGTTAGTGTCGTGTGCCTCATAGTCAGTGTTATAGTTAACTTGACCTGCCCAACGCATATCCATAAAGCGTGCTGCGAATGTCATAATCTGCGCTTCAGTAACTTCCATCAAACGAGCCTTGGACTTACATACTCTGTGTAATGTCTTGCGTTCTTCAATGATGGAAACACCTGATTGTACTTGGTTCTTGGAATTACGCAAACCACCAATGCCGGTTAATGCTTCAATGTCTTCAAAGATAGCGCGTTGTTTAGTGATGATTTTCTCAACATCATTAGTATCAACTGATATGGCTTCAACGGAACCTTGATTCCCACGCACGATAGCACCAGCATGAACTGGAATAGAAATACCTTTATCAGCACGAATGATAGTCTTGGCAAACTGAATTGAAGAGTAAGCCTCACATTCTAATTTGTAATGTTCGCGTTGAGCATCACAGGCTGAATCAATGTCAGACACACCAAGTTCAATTGAGCGAGGATCACGACGACCATATGCGATAAAGCCTGGAATTGCCATGCCAAGTGGAAATTCTCCAGTGGCTATAGGATAAGCTTCATTGGACATTGTATCAGTATTGCCGGTGCCAACTCGCTTGGGTACTTCATAGCTTGCCCAATACGATGGACGAGTAGCATCACCTAAATGATAGCACTTGATAGAATAGCATTCTTCGTTCTCAGCTTCTTTAACCTTGACATACTTGAGCATTGGCTTTCCACCTTGAAAGTCAAACTCCCAATCCCATACATCTAATGGTGATATGGCAACAGTATAAGGACGACCAAGATTACCTTCACCTATCTGGGGCATATCAACAAACACCCAAGCGTGACCAAAGATTGAAGTAAGATCGCCAATGTTTTCCATGAAGCTTGTTAATGTGCGATTTTGAAGATCGGCATCTAACATAAACAAATCACTCCACTCAGCATTATCAGGGTCAATTGGTCTGCCGCTTGGATCACAGAATCTTACATCACGCTTGACTCCAGGCTCGAATAGCACATCATTAATTGTGTCAACGATATAACGGCAAATTGGTTGAGCGATTGTATTGGCCACTAAGTCAACATACATTGACGAGTCTTCTGAAGGGCGTTTACGTCTGACGTAATGTTTGAATACATAGCCTCCCAGGTACGCATATTGATACGATAACATTGTTTCGTATGTCAATGTATAAGTGTGATTCTTTTTTAATAGATCGGCGTTCTTCATTTAATATTCCTTGTAGATGTATTTATTCTTTTATTTTCTGGGGGCAATTATCCCCGTGTCTGCGCTTGTATACAGTGTGTCCAACTAACTCATTACAATGTTCGCAAAGTACCTTGGGATAAGTAGTGCCCTTCATTGGAGTAATGTGACGACCCTTGTTCATCATATCCTGTGTGTTTTCTTTATGAGTGCCCAACCAAAGATGCGCAGGATTAAAACATAGTTTGTTATCGCAGGTATGACAGACCACTTGGCCCGCGGCTGGAATCTTACCCGCCATTTCTGCTGCCACTCTATGAACTGTTCTCATCCTGTCACCATCGCGGACCATACCGTAGCCTATGTTGTTTCTTCCTCCGGTCCATATCCAACAATCGTCAATGATTGTCATCTTATCAAGCATTCGTTCTTCAAGTGTTTTGTTTGTTTTTGGCATATTAATATTTCATATAGTCTTCATCTCCAGCATCCTCACCGGACATAATCTGTTCCCATGTTGGGCCACCAGAGAATAAGGGTGAGTCGGGTAAATGTTCAGCACCGGGCATTACATTGAATCTTTGATCCATACCAATGTATTCAGGTATTCCAATGCTATC